AAGGGTTGTCATGGCTAAAAATACAAAAACTTTGCACTAATCAACAAACGATGTATTTTTTTATTTAGCGGTTGTATGACCAGATTGCTCCAAAACAGTGCTGTTACCGCTGATCCCGTCCTGATGACGGTGCATGACCGTCTGGGCATTCTTGGGTTGGGTCGCCTGGTGACGATCCTATCCGTGTCGGGTCCGGCCGGCGCGAGTATGGGCTACATCGAGTGGCTGGGCCTGTTGCAGGCCTCCCCGGCCGAATGGGACCTACTGGTGACGGTGCTGCGTGAGTTGGAAGTCTTCACGACCCATGCAACCGATCATCCTGCCCGAATTCGCTTTGAGCCGGGGCCAGCATGGGCGCCAGTATGGGACGCGAAGCCGGCGCATCTGACCCTGATGCCCAATGCGGCCGCCTGGGCCGCCTGGTGTGAAAGCGAGCTGGCCATGCCCGGCTGGCTGCAGTCCGACCCGCACACTCAAGCCCTGTTCCGCCGCTGGTGCGCCTCCCACGTCACCGTCGGCGAAGCCACCGAAGCGGTCTTGCTGGCCACTGCGGCCGGCGACCTCAGTCCCGCAACGTTGCATCACCATCTGGCCTCCCTGCGCAAGCAGGCCCTGCACAAGGCCAATCAGTAAGGCGCCCCGCGCCGTCTACCCCTCCGGCTGCCTGTCAGGTGGCCATCCAAGGAAACCCGCCCCAATGCTGATTATCGGCCTCTACGGGGGCTCGCCTGAGTCCCGTCACGAAATCCAACGCGCCCTGGTCAACCCGCAGAAACGTCCCGAGCTACATGCCTTTGCCTGCCCGCCGGCAGTGCGCCTGGCCGGCGCCCGCGTGCATCACCTGCGCGCCGCCCTTGAGCAGCGTGCGCGCGGTGCCCAGGTGCTGCTGATCACCCATGTCGAAACGGTCGAGGAAGCCCAACTGCTCAAGGAGCGCGGCGCGCGCATGTGGTACGTCATGGGCCAGCCAAGCGAGGTGATTCCGCTCGCCCAGGGCGATCTGCCGGTCACTGGGATGGTCGGTGGCTGCCGCCATTACCTCGACCCGCTGGAGGCGCTGAGCCAGTCCGTGCTCGATGCGCGCCGGGTGCGCTGATGGCCCTGCCGCACTACGCCTATGGCGACCCGGCCAAACAGGTCGAGTCCACCGAGCTGCACCGGCTGGGCTGTAAGGCCTGCGCCCGCTCTGAGCGTGTGCTGGGCCTGACCCTGTGCCCGAACAACCTCAAATACCCGGCCTGCAAGGGTAACCCGCGCGACGGCTACCTGCTGGCCAGCGAGTATGGTGGCCATGCATGACGCCGCTGATGAAAAAGCGCTTGGACGTTCGCCTGGAAAAGTGGGCGCGCTGGACCGCTGGTGTGGGTTCCGGCCTGGGCGGCGGCAGCATCCTGGCGCGCTGGATGGACAGCAAGGGCCATCTGATTTTTGGCAGCAGCAGCGGCCCGAAGAAAGACCCCATCGACGCCCTTGAGGCGGCTATCGAGGCCTGCGTGCTGCAGCTGGCCCAGGCCAATCTGTTGGCCGCCGACGTGCTGCGCCTGGAGTGTGGCGCCGGCACCGACTACGTGCTGAGTCGCCGGGGCATTCGTGGCTGTGACCTGACCAATGCCACCAGCCTGCGCAAGGCCGTGGTACTGGGTATCAGTGCCCGCAGTTATCGCCGTCACCTTACTACCGCGCGCCAGGCCGTGGCCGTCGCGCTCAACCTGGAGCCATCCCCCGCATGAAAAATCACCCGTTGTTTGCCTGGCTGGGTCAGGAGCCTGGCCAGATTCGCTTGGGCCAGCTGCATGCCTACAGCACCGCCCTGGGCTTTACCGCGCAGATCATCACCCACGGTACGCCGCGTCGCGATGAGGAGTCGCTGGAGGCCTTCCTGCAGACGCGTCTGGCCCTGTACGACCGCGCCTACGTGGAGCGCGAGCTGGGCGCCGGTTTTATCGTCGCGGTGGCCTTCAAGGCGCCGAACGATCGCGCCGGCTTCCTGTTCGTGCGCCCCAACACGCCGGCGGCCGTGGCGCTCTGGGCGATCGGCCTGGCCGACCTGGGCAATCCCTTGCCGGTGCGGCAGCGCCTGTCGGAATTGTGCGCGCCCGTGCTGACCCCGATTGCGCCGCTGTCGGCCGCCGATCGTACCGAGCGCCTGGCCCAGTCCGAGTTGGGCCGCCTGCATGAGCCGACCGTGCAGGCGGCGTTCGACCTGCTGATCGATGGCCTGCAGTTGCACGCCCATGGCCTGCACGGCCTGGTCTTCGACCCGTTGCCGAGCCGTCCATGAGCGCGCTGCGTGATGAGTTTGTGCAGGTGCTCAACCGCAAGGTGACCAAGACCTTGCCGCGTGCCGAGGTGATCCGTCTGCAGGCGGCTGAAAAGTACGTCACCGCGTATTCGGCGACTCAGGAGGTGCTGCTGGAGGACTCCATTGCGGCCCTGGAGCGCGAAGGCATGCCGGGCTTTTTCCGTTGCCACCGGGCGCACCTGGTGCGCCTGGAGCTGATCATCCAGACCTGGCGCGCGCACAACACCACCGATTACTGGTTGCGGCTGCAGGGTTGTGCCGAGCCGCTGCCGGTATCGCGCCGCCATCGCCGGGCGCTGTTCGCCCTGCGTCCCGACCTCAAGACCTCGGTGTGATCCGTCACGCCGCCTTTCCCCGCTTCAATGGAGGCTTCCCCATGAATGAATCCAAGACCTTGCAGGCCGCCCCTGGCCAGTTGCCCGGAAAATTGGCGGTAAGCGCCATTACCCGCCTGGAGCGGGCGGGCGGCCGGGTGATCGCGCACTTGGGTCGTGGCGCCCAGGTACTGCTCGATATCACGTTTATCGATCCGGCGGCGCCGTTTTCCCTGATCGGTGATTTCGGCTTGGAGGGGTTTGTATCGATCGATAAGCACAATTGGGTGCGCGGCTCGACCATTGCGCGCATGCGCCGTAATGGGCTGTCGCCCAATTACGAGGTGTTATTGCGCTCGGGCGAGATCCTGCTGCTCCACGCTGAGTATGCCTATGCCGTGCTGGAGCAGTTGATGAACAGCCTGGAGCAGCGTTATCGCCATGTGCTGGGTGAAGACGTGGGAATGCCTCAGTGGCCGATAGAGGCCCCCGCCGGCAAGGCTGAAACCATGGACAAGGCGCTGGCCCATCGTATGCGTCTGCAGCGCGCGGGGATTATCCCCTGATCGATGATGTGACCCGTCACGCCTGAGTGTTGCGCCCACCGGCGCCGCGCCTCCGCCCTATCCCGCACTACCCTTTCCCTACGCACGGCGTTCGGCTGCCTGTCGATCGCTGTCCGCGCATCCCTGGAGGCTTTCCCATGCCCCGCACCCTGAAAACCGAGATCACCGAGGCGGCGATCAAGCGCCATGCCTCTGACCCCGACATTCGCGAACTCAACGACCCACGCCTGCCGTTGCGCCTACGTTATGGCAAGGACCGTACTGGGGCCAGCTGGCACCTGGTGCGTCACGTCGATGGCAAGGACAAGTGGCGCAAGGTCGGCAGCTGGCCGGCGTTGACCACCAAGGCGCTTAAGGAGGCCCTGCCGCGAATCCTCGCGCGCTACGCCCATGACCCCGGTTACGCCGCCACGGTCAGCGGCTACGCCACCCTCAATGACCTGCTGGTCTGGTACGAGGCCCGCTTGGCGACCAATCGGAATTTATCGCGCCGGCGCATTGCCACCGTGCGTTCGGCGATTCGCAAACACCTGCGGCCCAAGGTCGGCGCCCTGGCCTTGATCGACTGCACCCGGGCCGCCCTCGACGCCCAGTTGATCTGGCCGCTGCAGGGGCAATGCTCATTGGCGCACACGCGGTTGGTGTGGTCGGCCTTGCGGGTGATCTGCAAGCAAGCGGCCAAGCTGCAGCTGGTGGAGGTTGACCCGCTGCTCGGCATGCAGTTTTCGGACTTTTCCAGCGTGGCGATCCGTGCCAAGGCCATGCGCATTCGGCCCGAAGCGATAGAGCCCCTACTGGCCCAGCTCGCCGAGAACTTCGACCAGCGTCCGGCCGAGGTCATGCTGGTGGCCCTGCAGCTGGCCCACGGCACCCGGATTAACGAGACCCGCCTGGCGCGCTGGCAGCACGTCAACGGCGGCGGCTGGTGGCACATCCCAGCGGAAAACGCCAAGACCCGCGAAGCCTTGAACATCCCGATCACTGCGCAGCTGCAGGGCCTGCTGGAGCGCTACCGCACCCGGCAGCTCAAGGCCGGGTACAACGGGGTGTGGCTGTTCCCGGGTAAGCGTCAGGGCCAGCCCTTGTCCGAGCGGGCGGCGCTGGAGGTCTACGCGCGCTATTCGGCCGGCGAGTGGAGCAGTCACGACCTGCGCAAACTGGCGCGCACCACCTGGCTCGACCTGGGCATCGACTACCTGATCGGCGAGCTGCTGCTCAATCACAAGCTTAAGGATCTGAACGCCGCCTACATCCACACCCACGCCGAGGAACGCAAGCGCGACGGCCTGCAGCGCTGGCACGCCTGGCTGGATGCGCGCGGGTTTCCTGCTTTGCACGCCAAGACCTCGGCAAGATGCGCGCAAATCCACGAACCGCCGCAAGCCCCGTCCGCCGTAGCCTCGCCAGCTTCTGACGCGTACATAAGCTAGGAGGACGTTGTGCAATCAAGGCGCCTAGTAATACAATCGTTTTGCATTTATCAAAAACGGTTTGATTTCGAGGCGCCCGAGCATGTCCCGTCCTACCCGTTCCACCCTTCGCCAGGGCCAGACCCTGTACGTCCTGATCCCCTGCACCCTGACCACCTCGGGCCGCCACGAAGTGCGCCCCGTGCACCTCGACAGCAATGCCCAGCGCGACCGTATTGGCGGCCAGCTTGGCCCGCGTGGCGTGTTCAGCTACAGCCGGCGCAAGGTTGAATCCGTGGCCGAGGGCCTGAATGCGCGCCTGGCGGCCGATCGGGCCAAGGGCCTGCCGGCTGCATTCCAGCGAACTGCTTTTCCCCGCCAGCGCGCAGCCAGGAGCCTCGCCCATGCGTCGTAAGCCTTCCCTGGGTTCCCTGCGGGCTGGTCAGACCCTGTATACCGTGGATCATACCCGCACGGCGCTTTTCGGCAGGCCGGTCCTGTCTCGCATCTGGCTGTGTAATGAATTTATAGGGCCGATTAAAGCCCAGATGTTGGCTGTCAAGGATCATCGATTGTTTTACAACCGCCGGCCCGCACTCCGTGCGGCGCGCTCGTGGCTTCTGCGGGTTAAGGCGGCCACTCGCGATCGAGTGGCTACCCATATATCGATGCGCGCGGCATTCAAGCGCGAGGGTGTGCCTCTGCTGTTCACGCGCCCTATTGCGCCCGATGTTAACGGTTTGATCATGGTGAATGAGGCTGCGTTATGAGGTGCTTCCTGGGCCTTGGTGCGCTGACGCTGTTGCTGGTCTGCCTGCCCGGCTGCTATGCCCCTGATGCAGCGCAGCGCGCCCTGGCGGATGCGGGTTATACCCAGTTCGAAGTTAGCCGAGCGCCGCTGCTGTCCTTCTCCCGGTGCAGTAAGGGGGATGACTTTGAGATGTGGTTTACCGGTGTGGGGCCGACGGGCCGGAAGGTTTCCGGGGCGGTCTGTTCGGGCTGGTTCAAGGGTGCCACGGTGAGGCTGGATTGATGACTGATAGTGAAGCCGTGGCGGCCCTGCGCCAGTTGATCCACCTGATCGCTGATGATTCCCACGCGCTGACCTTCCAGACCTTCGGCCAATATCGTTCGGCGCTGATAGCAATCGGTCGCCAGATGCAGCTGCGTATACAGGCCAAGACCGGAGCTGAGGTTGCTGCCCAGGAAAACCGCCCATGAGTCATTCTGTGCTGTTCCTGGGTGGCCCGTTGGATGGTACGCGCGCTGAGGTTGATGAGTTGCTTGAATATCACTGGGCTGTTGACTGGGCCGCCGTGCCCAAGGCGCCTATTGGAAGGTGGTGCACCACCATGGCCGAGGTCCCGGCGGGGCATCGGGTGAAATACACGCTGGAAAAGATACTTGATGGCGAGAGCAGCATTGTCCATTACCTGTATGTGCGCGAAGGCCTCAACACGCTGGCCCAGCTGCTGCACGGCTACCGCGAGGCTCGGTCGTGAGCCGTCACTGCGGCGATAAGCCGCTGACCCAGAAGCAGCAGAAGGCTGCCGCCGATAAGGCGCGTGAGGCTCAGAACGAACGTAAGGAGGCCCAGCGCCTGCGCGATTCGGCGATGGGCATCGAGCGTATCGAGGTGCGGTTTTCTGCCCGCACCCTGAGCATGGTGCGTTTCGGTTGCCAGGTGCGTGGCGGCCTGCAGGATCCCTACGGCCTCAATGAATACCTCGACACCCTGGTACGCCAGGACTATGAACGCCTCAAGGTGCAGGTCAAGGCGCTGGAGGGCCAGGCCTGTGAGCAGTGCCACAAACCCCTGCCGCAGGGCTGTGGTGGCCAGTATCCTGGCTATGCCACCTGTTGGTTCAAGCACAGTTCGCTATCGCTGCTGCTGTGACTGGTCACAAAGCAATGGCTTTTCAGAAATGCAAAAATATTTGAAAAATACAAAACGGTTTGACAGGGCTGGCCGCTTTCCTTATCTTTTGTTCTAGCGTGGTGATTGACGCGCCACCGCTGATCCTTCCAGGCCTCCCCTTCCCGGCCATTTGTTTTAACCCCGGCCCCAGCTTGCCGGGTGCTGATTGCCCCGATTCAGCGCTACTTTTTTTCGCAGTTCCCTTCGCCCGGCCGCCCCGCCGGGCTTTTTTTCGTCTGGAGTTTTCAGCATGTCCAAAGTCGTCGAAGTCGCTAAGGACGTGGTCCAGGCAACGCCGCCCGTTTACTTGGCCGCACAAACCCTATTTTTCGGGATGCCCCTCAATTTTTGGGCCTCCTTCCTGGCCATCGTCTATACGGCGTTGATCATCCTCAACCATATCCGTAAGCAGTGGCTTCCCTGGTTGGCTTCGAAGCCCTGGACGCGTGCGCAGTGGTGGAAGGGTTGAAGCTGCCGCGCGGGCTGGTAATCCCGCTGGCCGGCACGGCGCTGGCCATTGCCGGCAGCCTGGCGCATTACTTCGAAGGGACGCGTTATGCCGCGTACCAGGACGTTGGGGGTGTGTGGACCGTCTGTGACGGCCATACCGGCCCTGATGTTGTGCCGGGCCTGGTTGCCACCGAGGCCCAGTGCGAGGTCTACCGCCAGGCGGATCTTGTCGAGGCCAATCGCGCCGTCAAGCGCCTGATCAGCGTGCCGCTCTCTGCGCCCTGTGAGGGTGCCTTGACTGACTTCACGCTGAACACCGGTTCCGGGACGTTGGCCAAGTCCTCGATCCGCACCAGGTTCAACGCCTCCGACTATGCCGGCGGCGCTGCAGCAATTTCCCGGTACCACTATGCCGGCGGTCATGACTGCCGGCTGAGCACGTCCAGTTGCGCCGGGATCGTGGTTCGGCGCTCGGTCGAGCGCTGGTTATGTGAGTTGCACCTATGACCCTTTCCAACCTCTGGGCGTATTTTTGCGCCCTGTTACGCCCCAAAGGAGCTATCAATTTGGACTCTCTCGTTAATGCCAACCTCGGCGCCGCCACTACCGCCGTGGTTCTCGGCGCTTCGGCTGGCGCTCTCGGCTCTGCTGTTGCTGCAATGGTTCCTGTGCCGGACGGCGCTCTGGTCTTGGGTGATCAGTCCGCTACCGCCGGCCTTGTCGCTGATGCTGCTGCGCTCGCCCCGGTTGCGCCTGTCGCGCCGGTTGCCCCTGCTCCAGCGCCTGCCGCTGCTCCAGCTGCTGCGTTGGTCGCTCCGGCCGTTCTGGATCCGGTGGATCCTGACGACGACGCAGAAGACCGCGACGAGCTGGAAAGCCTCAGTGCGCTGGCCGGCGATGGCGATCTGTTCGTCGCATCGTTGAAGAACCTGGTGTCGTTCGCCATGGACCTGGGCCATGACTTCGAAACCGCGTTCGATGCGGCTGCGGCCCGGGTCAAGACCATGTTTGCGGCCAAGCAGTAATGCGCACGGCCCTCGCGCTCATGCTGTGCGTCCTGTTGATGCTTGGCGGGCTGGCCTACTGCGAGTGGCAACTGCGCAAGGCAGAGAGCGCGGCGGCCACGGTAAACACCGAGTTAACGGCTGCGCGCAACGCCAACCAATCGCAGGCCCTTGCCCTGGCGAAAATCGAAGCTGATCACGCAGCCGACCAACAGCAGCTGGCCGCGCTGGCTGATCAGTTGACCCTGATCGAGTCCCAGCGCACTACCCAGCGCAACACCCAAGCCCAGGTGGTGGCTCATGCAACACCCGCTGAGCAAGACTTGTTTAATCGCAAGTTGCCTGCTGCTACTTTGCAGCTGTTCCCGCGATCAACCGCAACAGTTGATCCAAACGCAAGTCATTCGCCTGTCCATCCCTGACGCTATGTTGACGCCTTGCGCGATGACTGGGATGGACGGCGATACAGTTGGCGACTTGGTTAACTACGCCATTGACCAAAAAGCTGCCATTGCTTGCTATGAGGCAAAGCAAAGTCAGGTCCGGTCGAAAGTGGCCAGTCAGCCAGGAAGTTAACCCGTTGGAAAAAGCCCATGTCTGATGTCTTTAATATCTCCATACGATCCAATATCAAAGAGATCAGTAAAAACCTCTCGGACATGGCATTCAAACAAATCAACTTCATTGCTGCTCAGGCGCTGACCGAGCTGGCAAAGGAAGTTCAGGCCGACGAAAGTGACAACTTCGCGCAGACCTTCAGT